CCACTTTTCAGTGACATCATCCTTTCCGTCCGCGAAGGAGCCAAATGGACTTGGGACACAGCCAATTCCCAAGCCGACCTCAAAACCCGTAACCTCCCGATCAAAGCTGGGCTCCCCCCGGACTTCGCCCCCATCATCGCCAAGTGGCGGGCTCGGGGCTCCCAAGCCTAGCATCCACCGCTTGACACCTGCCACCAACCCCGGCACAATACCGATTCTAGCAGTTACTTTTTCACCGCAGTGCCTTTTCTTTCCACTTCTTTGGAGCATTCGCAATGAGCGTTTTCAATCCTGACACTTTCCTCGAGCAGCAATTCAACGAAGCCAACTCTACGCAAATGGTTCCAGTCCCTGTCGGCGAATACACCGCCGTTATCAAGGACATTAAAGCCCGTCAATGGCAGTCCAAAAAAGATCCGTCCGTGGCCGGCCTGACCCTCGACGTCACCTGGGACGTGGATTCTGCGGAAGTTCGCGAACTCCTCGGCCGCGAGTCCGTCACCGTCAAGCAAGGCATCATGCTCGACCTCACCGATTCCGGTTCCCTCGACTTCGGTAAGGGCCGCAACGTAGCCCTCGGCCGCCTGCGCGAAGCCCTCGGCCTCAACACTCCGGGACAGGCCTTTTCCTTCGCTCAACTCCCCGGCCGGGTTGCCAAGATCTCCGTCACCCACCGCATCGACGGTGAGCAGATCTACACCGACGTGAAGGGTGTGACGGCAATTTAAGCTTTTGCTTTTTGCAGCTCCGGCTAGGTTCCGTGTCCCCCTAGCCGTCTGCCTGGAGAGGGTTTGACATTTTCCCCCAAGCCCTTTCTGGACAGACACTTCGACCAACATGCGTGAAAGGCCTTTGCCCATGCTTCCAAGTAACTTCCACCGCCCCCAAGTGAACTTCCGTTGCTTGGGGGTTTTTTCGTCTGACGGGGTAATCCGTCCGGGTTTATTTGCGGCCCACCACGGCGTTAACGCGTCGACCCGGTACGTACCCATTGCCCCGGAATTCAAACCACGCCACGGCCCGATTTACCCGGTATCCGGGCATTCCCCCACCGTCAACCGATAGGAAACCCGCAATCATGCGAAAAATTCACCTCAGCTCCATTCAGATAAAACCCAACCGCCAGCGCCTGGAGTTCGACCCCGAGAGCTTACAGGAACTTGCCAACTCAATCGAGGACCGCGGCTTGCTCCACCCCCCAGTCGTCCGGCAGGAAGGCGAAGAAATCACGCTTGTCGCCGGAGAACGCCGCCTGCGCGCCATCACGCAAATTTTCGAGCTCGGCGGCAGCTTCACCTACAACGGCGAGACCTTCCAGGACGGAGTCCTTCCTGTCAACAATCTTGGCGACCTGTCCGAGCTGGAAGCCGAGGAAGCCGAGCTTGATGAAAACCTGAAGCGGAAGGACTTGACCTGGCAGGAGCATGCGAAAGCGGTTGCCAGACTCCATGCCCTGCGACAAAAGCAGGCGGAGGGTAACCTGGAGGAACTTCTCGAAAGCCCCGACAGCGCCGGGCTCGACGCCAGTCAAATCGCAGAAGTCGTCCCCAAGCATACTGTCGCGGCCACGGCTCAGGAAGTCTACGGCTCTTCCGTCGGAGCTCACTACAACACCACCCGCGAGGAAATTCTCCTTGCCCAGCATCTGGACAATCCTGTCGTGGCTTCTGCCAAAAGCCCAAAGGAAGCTTTCAAGGCTTTAAAGCGTTTGGAAGAAGCTGAGGCCAACCGTCAACTGGCGGCCGAAATCGGCAAAAGCTTCTCCGCTGACGACCACAGGCTCTTCAACCAGGACTGCCTTACCTTCATGGCCGACCCCGCCAATCACGGGTACTTTGACGTAATCCTCACTGACCCTCCCTATGGCATGGGCGCGCAGAACTTCGCAGACGCCGGGGGCAAGCTCACTGGCATCGAGCACCATTACGATGATTCCTATGAATCCTGGAAGCCGCTCATGCGGGAATGGTCGAAGCTGTCCTTCCTTGTCACCAAGCCCGAAGCCCATGCCTATGTCTTTTGTGACATTGACAACTTCCACGAGCTCCGCGACATGATGGCTGAAGCCGGGTGGACTACCTTCCGCACACCCCTCATAAACGTCAAGTCCAATTCCGGCCGAGTCCCTTTACCCGAACACGGCCCTCGTCGGCAGTACGAAATCTTACTCTACGCTTTCAAAGGGAAAAAGCCGGTCAACTTCATCTACCCCGACGTCATCACAACTCAGGCCGACAAGAACCTTTCCCACGGGGCGCAGAAACCTGTTGAGCTCTACGAGAATTTGCTTTTGCGTTCCGTTCGCCCAGGCGACAAAGTCCTCGATTCCTTCGCGGGCTCCGGCACCATCTTCCCAGCCTGCCATACCTACAAGTGCGAAGCCACGGGCCTGGAGCTGAATCCCGAATACTTCGCCCTTTGCATCAAGCGCATTGATGAAATCCGGCAAGCCGCTTCCCAACTCGAACTTTTGGAGTCCTGAAATGTCCGCAAAAAACCAAGCTCAAAACCTGCTTGCTTCCACCCTCAAAGCCCGCGGGAAATCCTACGGCAACTTCTCTTCCGTCGCAGACGTAGCGCAAAAGCTCAAGCGCGTTATCGGCGAGGAACTCCACACCCGCGACAAACAGCTTGCCCCCGACCAGCACGAAGCCCTTTCCATGATCTGCTCCAAGATCGCCCGCATCATCAACGGCGACCCCGATCTCATCGACAACTGGCACGACATTGCTGGCTATTCGTCTCTCGTGGAAGCCCGCCTTTCCGAGGAGCAGCTCTAATGCAGATCTTTCCGACAGGCCCGGCGCCGGCAACTGTCATGCTTGTCGGGGAGTTCCCCCGAGGCGTGGAGTTGCAGAAAGGCGCGGCCTTTTCCGACTACGCCGGGGAGGACTTTGCCCGAATGCTTCGCGAGGCGGGGATTGACTTCAACTCCTGCTACCGCACCGCCGTGATTAAGCAAGCTGTCCCAGGCAATGACATTGGCAACTTGGTGGCCATGAAAAAATCCGCCGTCACGCCAGCTCACGTCAACCTCCAGGACAAGTTCGTTCTCCCCCTTGTCAGGGACTCCCTGCAAACCCTCCAGCGCGAAATCGAACTTGTCAACCCGACCGTCATCATCGCCCTGGGCAACCTCGCCCTTTGGGCCCTGACCAGCGAATGGGGGATAACTAAGTGGCGGGGGAGTGTACTCCCTTGCAACCTTTTCCCCGCTGCCAAGGTCATCCCAACCTTCTCCCCTGTCATGGTGCAGCGCCAGCATTCCTGGCGCCCGATTGCGGTGCAGGACTTGCGAAGGGCGAAGCGGGAAAGCGGGTTTCGCGGGTTAAACGTACCGGATTACAAATTCGTTATTCGGCCAGATCTTTCCCAAGTCCTTTCCATCCTCCACCAGCTCTTCACTCAGCTCGACTCTGGCTCGAAGAAGCTCGCAGTCGACATCGAAACCCGCGCCGGGCATATCGCCTGCATCGGCCTTGGCTGGTCGAAACTCGAAGCCCTTTGCATCCCGCTCATGTGCGTGGAAAAGCCGGAAGGTTATTGGAGTCTCGAAGACGAAACCCTCATCGTCTACGCGCTCTACCAGCTCCTCACGCACCCGAACATTGAAGTCGTCGGTCAGAATTTCCACTACGACGCACAGTACTTCGTCCGGCATTTGATGTTCAACCCCCGACTTGTCCGGGACACCATGCTTTCCCAGCACGCCCTTTTCGCCAACATGCAGAAAGGTTTAGACTTCCTTTCCAGCATGTATTGTGAGTATCATGCCTATTGGAAGGACGAGGGGAAGGAGTGGTCGAAGGACGTTAACGAAGACCAGCTTTGGGAATACAACTGCAAGGACTGCGTTATCACTTTCGAGGTCGATGACGTGCTTCAGGCTACTGTCGACGCAATGGGGCTTCGGGAAGTCCATGACTTCCAGCAAACCCTCTACCACCCCGTCCTTGACACCATGCTCCGCGGCATTCGGGTTGACCAGGCTTCCCGCGGACAGTTTGCACTTGAACTTCAATCGGCCATTGCCGAGCGTGAGCAGTGGCTTAATGACACTTTGGGCCGGGAAGTCAACATCCGCTCCCCAAAGCAAATGCAGGAACTTTTCTACCATGAACTCGGGCAGAAGTCGCAGCTCAATCGCAAGTCTGGCACTGTCACAACCGATGACGAAGCCTTACGCAAACTCGGGGAACGCGAGCCGCTCCTTCTCCCCCTCACACAGCGGATTCAGGAACTCCGCTCTCTGGGGGTCTTCCTTTCCACTTTCGTCAATGCCCCTCTCGACGTTGACTCCCGCATCCGCTGTAGTTTCAACATTGCTGGCACGGAAACCTATCGTTTCTCCTCGCGCCAGAATGCTTTTGGCTCAGGCCTCAACCTTCAAAACATACCTTCCGGAGGGGAAGCTGGCGACAACCTCAGCCTCCCTAACGTACGCTCTCTTTTCATTCCAGACCCCGGCTACACATTCTTCGACATTGACTTGTCTTCCGCCGACCTCCGCATTGTCGTCTGGGAGGCCGATGAGCCCGAGTTCAAGGAAATGCTAAAGGCTGGACTTGACCCCTACACTGAAATCGCTAAGGAATTCTACCGTGACCCTACCATCACCAAAGCAGACCCCCGACGTCAGACTTTCAAAGGCTTTGCGCACGGGACTAACTATCTCGGAACAGCTCGAGGCCTTGCGGAGCGGATTGGGCTCTCAGTCGCAGAAGCAGAGAGAACACAGAAATGGTACTTCGACCGTTTCCCGCGAATCAAAAAGTGGCAGGACGACCTGAAAGATCAAGTCATTAAGCGCCGCATGGTCGAAAACGTCTTCGGCTATCGCTGCTACTTCTTCGACCGAATCGAAGGCACCATCTTCAATCAAGCCGCTGCCTGGATTCCACAATCCACTGTCGCCTGTCTTATCAATCGAGCCTATGTCAATGTCCACAAAAACCTTCCTGAAGTTCAGGTCCTTCTCCAGGTCCACGACTCCCTCGCCGGGCAGTTCCCAACCCATCTTGGCGAGCCGATGATGCGGAAGATCATTCAGCAAGCCGAAATCGAACTCCCTTACCCCGGCGACCCTTTGACCATCCCCGTCGGAGTTAAGACTTCCACCAAATCCTGGGGGGAGTGCGGCTAATGACTCGACGGCATCATTCAGACTGGCTTGCGGCCTTCATGGATTATGCCCGGTATGGCGAAGCCCCCAAGCATATGTACTTCTGGGCAGGGGCTTCCGCCGTTGCAGGCGCACTTCGCCGCCGGGTGTGGATTGATCAGGCCTACTTCAAATGGCACTGCAACATGTATGTCATCCTTGTCGCTCCCCCGGGGATTGTGTCCAAGTCCACAACCTCCGGCATGGCGATGAACTTGCTCCGGCAAGTCCCGGGGATAAACTTCGGCCCGGATGTAGTTTCCTGGCAGGCGCTTGTTGAAAGCTTTGGGGAGGCTACGGAGGGCTTCGAGCACGAGGGGGCTATCCACGCAATGTCAGCGTTAACTCTGGAATCCTCCGAATTCGGGAACTTGGTCAATCCCCTGGACAAGGACATGATCGACCTTCTGGTCAGCCTTTGGGATGGTAAGCAGGGAAGCTTCGAAAAGCGAACAAAGCATTCCGGGAATGATTCAGTCGAAAACCCGTGGATTAAC